TAGCATCAAAAGATTTCATAACACAGTTGATAAGTGTAAGATGCTTTTCAACTCCTGTAAGCAGCATCTCAATGATGACAGTAAGTCTGACTTTGATAAAGCATGTGCTTTCTATGTTGTGAACAAGTGTTCCTTCTCAGGTCTCACTGAGTCATCATCTTTTTCTAAGATGGCATCTCAGAACAACTTTACTATGAGGGGTATTGAAAGACTTCCAGAGTTTCAAAAGATTATCACTGGTTGGCAGATTACAAATCTTTCCTATGATGAACTTCTAGATGAATCATCTGAAAGAAAAGCATTCATCTATCTTGACCCACCATATGCTATTAAGGACAGTCTTTATGGAAAGAAAGGTAATATGCACAAGGGATTTGATCATGACCAATTTGCCCTTGATTGCTCTGATTGTAGTATGGATATGCTCATCTCATATAACTCTGATCAGTTGGTAAAGAATAGATTTGATAGTTGGTTCAGTGCTGAGTTTGATCACACCTACACACTTAGATCTGTAGGTAAATATATGCGTGAACAGAAAGATAGAAAAGAACTTTTGCTATTGAATTATGAAAAATCTCTGGAGACTCTGGAGTTATGCTCTGGGAAGAAAGGAGGGTAGAAATGATAGAGAAGCAAATATTATTGCTGGCATACGCACCCTTGTATTTGTGTCTTACATGGTCACTAATGCTTTTATCATATCTGGAGTATTGAGGCACTGGAACAATGGAACTGAAAGATTGGTTGAATGCAGTCAACTTCACCAAGGAAGATCTGACTGAACACATTAAAGAATATCCACCATATATTGTGAACAGATGTCTGTCTGGACACCTTGACTGTGTGTTGTTTGCTAATGAGATGAACAAGTATCATTTCCTAGACAAAGATATGCAGTTTAACTTTTATATAAATATTCTGAGAAAGAGGAAGAGATTCTCTCCTTGGGTCCGCAAAGAAAAGGTCTCAGATCTAGAGTTTGTCAAGTCTTATTATGGTTATAATAATGAGAAAGCATCTCAAGCACTGAAAATCTTATCAAAAGAACAATTGGACTACATTAAACAAAAACTTGAAACTGGTGGCAAAAGATGACTCAAACTGCTGAACCCCAGGTTCATTGGTCACAGGACAAAATGATTGAAATTGTCCTCAATGAACCAGATGACTTCCTTAAGGTAAGGGAAACACTAACTAGAATTGGAGTTGCTTCACGTAAGGAGAAGAAACTTTACCAATCCTGTCATATTTTGCACAAGCAGGGTAAATATTACATAGTGCATTTTAAGGAGCTGTTTGCTCTTGATGGGAAGTACGCTAACATTACTGTTAACGATGTTCAGCGTAGGAATCGTATTACTCGCTTGCTTGCTGATTGGGGTCTCATTACAGTAGTGAAAGAGGATTCCATCATGGACATTGCACCTCTCAATCAGATCAAAGTCTTGCCATACAGAGATAAGAATGAGTGGACTCTGGAGCAGAAGTATAATATTGGGAAGAAGGGTAAACAACAGGAGGAGGGTTAACCACACCTGATTTTTTCTAGAAAGTATTATAATTAGTATTGGATGCCTTAGGGGTCCACACAACTAAACTTGCTAGAAAAGGAGTTTTTCAAATGGGTAACCTCATGAAGTACAACGCTGCGAACCTGGACCAACTAATGGACAGGATTACACGTAACAGCATTGGGATGGATGATTACTTTGATAAAATTTTCAAAGCACAACAAGAATCCAACTATCCTCCCTACAACCTTGTTCAACTCAGTAATACAGAATCTCGCCTTGAGGTTGCACTTGCTGGGTTTAAGAAGGATGAAGTCATTGTCTACACAGAATATGGTAAGCTCTTTATTGAGGGCGAGAAGGAGGTCAAGGAGAAGGAGGTGGAAGCCAACTTCCTCCACAAGGGTCTGGCTCAACGCAACTTTAATCGTTCCTGGACAATCAGTGACGACACGGAAGTTAGATCAGTTTCTTTTGAGGATGGGCTTTTGACAATTATGTTGGGTAAAGTTGTACCTGATCATCATGCTAGAAAGAATTGGCTCTGATATATAATAAGTATCGTCGCCGCTGGGAGATCTCTGGCAAAATCCAGGGAATCTCCCCATTTTTTTAGGAGTTATTATGGAAAATCTTAAGGTATTAGTTCTTGATAATATTATGCTTCTCACACAGATTGAGGAAGTATCTGGTGATTTAGGAACACCTGATTGCAAATTGACTGAACCTATGGTCATTGGTGAACAGGATACTCTGTCTCCTTGGTTAGTAGGTGTCACCTCACAGAACACCTTTATGATTCATTCAGATAAGATCTTGACTATTGCTGAACCCAATAGTAAACTGGAGGAGAGGTACAAGAGTCTGGTGAAGGAATGAGGTTCTACACAAACGTTCAGATGGTTGGCAACAACTTTCTTGTTCGTGGTTATGAAGATGGACAGAAGAAGATCTATAAGGAAGAGTACCAACCAACTCTTTATGTCAAGTCCAAGAAAGAATCAAAGTGGAAGACACTAGAGGGTGACAATGTAGAACCCATTCAACCTGGAACTATTAGGGATTGTAGGGAGTTTTATAAGAAGTATGATGGTGTAGATGGTTTTCCAATCTATGGCAATGAAAGGTATGTGTATCAATATATTTCAGATAAGTATCCAGAGGAAGAGATTAAGTTTGATATCTCAAAGATCTCTCTGGTAACAATGGACATTGAGGTTCAGGCAGAAGAAGGATTCCCTGACCCTGAATCTTGTTCTGAGGAGATGTTGACTATCTCTATTCAGGATAACGCTACGAAACAAATTATTACATGGGGGAGGAAACCATACACTCCCTCACAGAAGAATGTAACTTATCACTACCATGAAGATGAAGTGGCAATGCTTAATGCATTCCTTTATTGGTGGTCAAACAACACCCCTGATGTCATCACAGGGTGGAATGTAAGGTTGTATGATATCCCATACCTGTGTGGAAGAATCAGCAGGATCATGGGTGAGAAGAAGATGAAACTTCTGTCACCTTGGGGACTAGTTTCTCAGGATGAAGCTTACATTTCTGGCAGAAAATTCAATGTTTATGATATTGCTGGACTTACGACACTGGACTATCTTGAACTTTATAAGAAGTTCACTTACAAAGCTCAGGAGTCTTACAGACTGGACTACATAGCTCAGGTAGAGTTGGGTCAGAAGAAACTTGATCATAGTGAGTTCAATACCTTCAAAGATTTCTATAGGGGTAATTGGAAGAAGTTTGTAGATTACAACATCATTGACGTGGAACTTGTTGACCGTTTGGAAGACAAGATGAAACTGATTGAACTTGCCTTGACCATGGCTTATACTGCAAAGGTCAACTATGTGGACGTGATGTATCAGGTTCGCATGTGGGATACTATCATTTATAACTATTTGAAGAGAAGGAATATTGTTATTCCTCCTAAGGATAGGTCTGAAAAAGATTCCAAGTTTGCAGGCGCATATGTCAAGGAACCGAAACCAGGAAAGTATGATTGGGTTGTTAGTTTTGACCTTAATAGTCTGTACCCTCATCTTATTATGCAGTACAATATTTCACCAGAAACCCTGGTTGAGGAAAAACATCCCAGCGCAACAGTTGATAGAATACTTGAGGAAAAATTAAGTTTTGAGATGTATAAAGACTATGCAGTTTGTGCCAATGGTGCAATGTATAGGAAGGATGTGAAGGGATTTCTCCCTGAACTGATGGAGAAGATGTATGCAGAGAGGGTCATCTTCAAGAAGAGAATGCTTGTTGCAAAGCAAGAGTATGAAAAGAATCCTAGTAAGACATTGGAGAAAGAAATTGCAAGGTGCAACAATATCCAGATGGCTAAGAAGATCTCTCTTAACTCTGCTTATGGCGCTATCGGTAACCAGTATTTTAGGTACTACAAACTTGCCAATGCAGAGGCAATCACCATGTCTGGACAGACATCCATCAGGTGGATAGAAAACCACATGAATGGATACCTAAATAATCTGTTACAAACAGAAGATGTAGATTATGTTATCGCATCTGACACTGACTCAATCTATATTAATTTCGGACCTCTTGTTGATAAATTTTTTAGTAATGTCAATGGTGACAAAGCTAAACTTGTTACCATACTTGACAAGATCTGCCAAGACAAGTTGGAACCGTTCATTGAGAAGAGTTACCAGGAGCTTGCGACGTATGTAAATGCATATGCCCAGAAGATGCAGATGAAGAGAGAGAACATCGCAGACAGGGGCATCTGGACAGCAAAGAAAAGATACATTCTCAATGTGTGGGACAGTGAGGGTGTAAGGTATGAAGATCCTAAACTGAAAATCATGGGTATTGAGGCTGTTAAGTCATCCACCCCTGCACCTTGTAGGAAGATGATTAAGGATGCTCTCAACCTCATGATGGGTGGCACTGAAGATGAGGTGATTGACTTCATTGATGATGCCAGAGCAAAGTTTAAGAAGATGCCACCAGAAGAGATTGCCTTCCCTAGAACTGTAAGTGATGTGAATAAGCACAAAAGTTCTGCTACAATCTATGGAAAGGGAACACCTATCCATGTGAGAGGTGCTCTTCTTTACAATCACTATGTCAAGGAGAAGCACCTTGACACTAAATATTCACTCATCAACAATGGGGAGAAGATTAAGTTTCTCTACCTGAAAAAAGCAAATCCAATCAGAGAAAATGTTATCTCATTCATCCAGGATTTCCCTGTGGAACTGGGTGTTGACAAGTACATTGACTATGACCTACAATTTGACAAAGCCTTCTTGGAGCCTGTCAAAGTCATTCTTGATGCCATTGGTTGGAATGTTGAGAAAGTTGTAAACCTAGAACTATTTTTTGGATAATGGACTTACCCATCAATGACAAAGAACTTGCTATAATTGTCAGTGCTCTACGCCTTGGTGGAGATGCTGCCTTGTATCAAAAATTGATGAAGATCAAAGAGATTAGGGATGCCAATCCAGGTGGTCCCTACAAGAAGATTGCTCGTGAACAATTTGGATTTGTACTGTAATGGATTTTTTAAAAGAGATTGTAAAGGAGGTTGGTGGTGAATACACCCAACTGGCATCAGATATTGACGAAACTGAACAATACGTGGACACAGGTTCGTACATTTTTAATGGACTTGTTTCAGGGAGTTTATTTGGCGGTGTATCTGGGAATAAGATTACTGCCATTGCTGGTGAGTCTAGCACTGGCAAGACCTTCTTTTCTCTGGCTGTTGTTCAAAATTTTCTTGATAGCAATCCTGATGGGTACTGCTTATACTTTGATACAGAAGCAGCAGTTAATAAGTCCCTTCTAGAATCTAGAGGTGTAGATACTTCTAGAACTGTTATTGTCAATGTTGTTACAATTGAAGAATTTAGGACCAAAGCACTGAAGGCAGTTGATATATACTTGAAAAAACCTGAAGAAGAGCGCAAACCCTGCATCTTTGTTCTTGACTCACTGGGTATGTTATCCACTGAAAAAGAGATTAAAGATGCACTAGATGACAAGCAAGTTAGAGACATGACAAAATCTCAACTTGTGAAGGGAGCATTTAGAATGCTCACCCTGAAGTTGGGACAGGCAAAAATCCCAATGATTGTTACTAATCACACCTACGATGTTATTGGGTCCTATGTACCTACAAAAGAAATGGGGGGAGGCAGTGGTCTCAAGTATGCAGCAAGTTCAATCATTTATCTCAGCAAAAAGAAAGAAAAGGATGGAACAGAAATTGTTGGCAACATTATCAAAGCTAAGACTGCTAAGTCGCGTCTAAGCAAGGAGAACAAAAATGTTGAGGTGCGCCTTTATTACGATGAGCGTGGTCTTGATAGATATTATGGTCTTCTTGAGTTGGGAGAGATTGGTGGTCTCTGGAAGAATGTGGCAGGTCGTTATGAGATAGATGGCAAGAAAGTCTATGCCAAGGCAATCTACAAAGATCCAGAGTCATACTTCACAGATGAAGTGATGGAAAAACTTGATGCAATTGCAAAAGAAGAATTCTCTTATGGTAGTTAATGGACAAAATTGAATTTCTGGTTCTCAGGAACCTTTTACATAATGAAGAGTATCTAAGAAAAGTCATTCCCTTTATCAAGTCAGAATATTTCCAAGACCACAATCAGAAGATTGTATTTGAGGAGATCATGTCTTTTGTATCTGAGTACAATGAAGTTCCCTCAAAGGAAGTTCTGGGTATTGAGGTAGAGAAAAGGAAGGACATCAATGATACTTCTTATCAAGAAATCTCTAAACTCATCAGTTACCTTGATGATGAACCAGCAGAGAAAGAGTGGTTGGAAAATACCACTGAGAAGTGGTGTAGAGAGCGTGCCATCTATATGGCACTCATGGAATCTATTGCCATTGCTGATGGACAGGATGACAAGAAGCAACCTGATGCTATCCCATCCATCCTGTCTGATGCTCTTGCTGTTAGTTTTGACAACCATGTAGGACATGATTACTTACAAGACTATGCAGAAAGATTTGATCTATATAACAAAAAAGAAGAAAAGATTGAGTTTGACCTTGAATTCTTTAACAAGATTACAAAGGGTGGCCTTCCAAATAAAACACTCAATATTGCTCTTGCTGGCACTGGTGTTGGTAAGTCTTTGTTTATGTGTCATGTCGCAAGCAGTGTGTTACTCCAGGGCAAGAACGTACTATACATCACGCTTGAGATGGCTGAAGAAAGAATTGCAGAGAGAATTGATGCTAATCTTTTGAATGTCAATATTCAAGAGATTGCTGACCTACCCAAACCAATGTTTGAAACTAAGGTTAATAACATTGCACAGAAGACACAGGGCACCCTAATTATTAAGGAGTACCCTACTGCTTCTGCACATGCTGGACACTTTAGGTCACTTCTTAATGAACTTGCACTTAAGAAGTCATTTAGACCTGATATTATTTTCATTGATTACCTTAATATATGTGCTTCCAGCAGGTATAGGGCAGGCAGTAATGTCAATTCATATACAACTGTTAAGGCAATTGCTGAAGAACTTAGGGGATTGGCATGTGAGGCAAATGTTCCAATTGTCTCTGCTACTCAAACCACTCGTTCTGGTTATGGTAGCTCTGATGTTGAACTTACTGATACTTCTGAATCCTTTGGTCTTCCTGCTACTGCTGATCTTATGTTTGCCCTTATTAGCACTGAGGAGTTGGAGGGTCTGGGACAGATCATGGTGAAGCAATTGAAGAACAGATACAATGATCTCAACATGTTCAAGAGATTCTGCATAGGGGTTGACAGAGCAAAGATGAGATTGTATGATTGTGAGCAGTCTGCCCAAGATGACATCCTTGACAATGGCAAGGATGAAGAGTATGATTATGATGAAAAACCAAAAAAATCATTTGAAGGTTTCAAATTCTGAGATAGTAAGGGCAGAGATGCCTCACTATTATGAAATTAAATTTGTGAACCATCCTAATGGACTTGAGAAAGTTCATTGTGGTACAATTAAAGATGTAGAGCGCATGTTGGAGATGTATCCAGATGCAATATACTCTAAGATTCTTTTACCACATCCACCAGAAACTGTGGATGTTCCCTATGTGAAAGTAGCTCCTGACTTGGAACTACCAATGCAACAAATCTTACCTGAATCACAACAAGAACCACTAAATCTATGAACAATTATGTTGACTTTGTAAAGCAAACCACTAGTGCTCCTAGTTTGGATTATGCCATCATGGCAACACGCTTTGCAGAACTTGAAGCAAATGGAACTAATACTTCTCAGTTGATGACTGCTGCTCTTGGTCTTACTGCTGAGGCAGGTGAGTTCACTGAAGTTGTGAAGAAGATTGTCTTCCAAGGCAAACCTTACAATGAAGACAATGTGTTCCACATGAAACGTGAACTGGGAGATATCTGCTGGTATCTTGCTCAAGCATTCATGGCACTGGACACAAACTTTGATGAGATTCTTGATATGAATATTGAGAAACTCAGTGCACGCTATCCTGATGGCACATTCAATGAGTACTATTCTGAAAATCGTAAGGAGGGAGATCTGTGAGTTGCAACATTGACATCAATCTAAAAGTAAATATCCATGAAGCAGCACTTGTTCGTGCATATTTGTTTCTGCAAACTAAGCAAGACAGTTATGAATTTCCATCAGCAAGGACTGTAATTATTCGTAAGTTCATTCAAAATTTGGATGAACAGATTGAAGCAAACCTACCTGAGGAGGACCATCCAGATGAGCACCGCGTATGATCCACTGACACCTGAAGAGGTTAGTGATGCTGCAAAGGAGTTTTTCCCTTTGTTTGACATTGTGCATCGTAGTATGCCAGAGAACTGTACAGTTGAAGACACTATTAAAGTGATGGAAACTGTTTGTCAGATGGCACAGAAGAGACGTGCCTATGATAAAGGAGAAGTTGGACCATTTGGTTTTAACAAAAAACCAGAGGAGACTGAAGTTGAAGAGACAACTGATGAGGGACCCCAATTTGGGAATGAATGAAGATATAAATACATAAAGAAATGTAGTATTTGTAGAGATGTCCTCATCAATGCGTAACTTTATGGAGGCATATACTGCTGTCCATAGTAAAGAAGCAAAGGAAGAACTGAATTCCCAGAGAGACCCTATCAGTGAAATGAACACTGCTAGCCTCCAGGATAATGACCTTCGTGAATTGGCAGAAGAAGTTCTTGAAGAAGTATTCAAAACATCAACTGTTAAGGAAGCTGAGGACATCATCTTCAATATGATCCCTGAGTCCAACATTGTTGGAAGAGAAGAGAAGTTAGAGAGAATTTATGCTGCTTTTGGTGAGACCTTCAGCAGAATCAAACTGAAGGATCAGTCAGGGCAGATGGAAGCATTTGCCAAGTACAGACAACAAAAAAGACTTGAAGAAACTTGGTCTGCAAGATTCAATCAAGAGAAGAGAGTCCAAAGAGTTCACAGCACTGTTGTTGCTGAAGATGTTGCTATCATCAAGAAGGGTCTGCTTGGACTCTTTGAGAAGAAGAAAGGTGATCCTTGCTGGGTAGGTTACAAGCAAGTTGGTATGAAGAAGAAGGGTGGCAAGATGGTTCCCAACTGTGTGCCTGCA